GCTCCAATCAAAGCCCTAATGTTAGGGAAGATATCAAACATTGTCTCTCCCCATACTTCCGTTAATCGTCTTAACTCTTCCAACGTTGGGAGTAATCCACGCTCCCGTAAAGAAGCCCTGAGAGCTTCCCCGGAAGTACCCATCTTATTGAGGGATTTCTCAACCTCTGCTGACGGGTCTGCTATTTTCTGAAGAACGTTTCTTAAATATGTAGCAGAGTTGGCAGCGGTAGCTCCTGACAAGCTCATCGCAGCCATTGCTGCTGTGACCTGGTCCAATGATACTCCTACCTCTGAAGCGATAGGTAAAACAGAGCCGATAGTTGTTACAAATCGGTTAGCCTCTATCTTACCTTCTCGCACAGCAGCAGTAAAAATGTCCATCGCCTGAGAAGCTGTAAGGTTGGAAGTCTTATAAGCATTCATAGCAGATACAAGCATATCCGCTATATCCTGCGCCTCTCCCATCCCAGTAGCAGCTCCTTGAGCAGCCATTTTCGTAATATCAAGAGCCTCTGCAGTTTTAAAACCAGATGATGCTACAAAGTATAAAGCTTCAGCTAGTTTCTCTGGACCTATTGAAGTGCTAGCAGACATCTTTAACAACTCCTCTGACCACTGACGAGTCATATCAGCAGGAATACCAGCCAAACCTTGAATCTTCGCCATGGAGAATTCAAACTTCTTCGCCATTTCGACGGAAGATTTCGTAAAGGCTACTATTGGTGCAGTCAATGTAATGGTAGCCAAATATCCGAAAGTACGTAATCTTTGAGAGACTGTATTGATATTCCGGATAGTCTCTTTACTGAACATAGCCATTGCGGCATTAGCTTTCGCAGCTGATGCTCCTGCTGCGGATGCTAACTGTTGAACGGCTACTTGGGCGGATAATACTCCAGAAGTATCAACTCCCAATTTGATCATTAAACTACCTATATCAGCCATTGTCTGCTCCTATTATCGGTTTCCGCACAGGTGGTCTTGATTTAAAGGCCATCGGTGGTCTCTTCGATCTTTCTTTGTCTACTTTATCCTGCTGTTCTTTCTTGTTTGCTGCCGAGGCTATTGCATAGAGCACTTGCTTCATATCAGCCACGCTCTGTTTACGTTCGATTCTCTTCTCCCCAGTCCAGTTAGGCATAAAGTCCATTGGCGTAACTTCCTTGGGGGTATGCCCTTTCTTTGCATATAGCTTACTAACAATGTTTACAATCAGCGATGCTAGAACGGACATTCTATAATCATCCCTCCAACTTCCTATTGGATCTATTCTATCAAAGGCTTCCCATTCAGCAAGTTGCTCTGATGTAATAGTCTCCAATAGGAGGTCTGGATGGGCAAACCCTAGTTCTCTACAGAGTCGGAAGGCGAACTGGCGACTTGGTCGCCGCTTGAGTTTTTTACAAGTGCCTCCTTATCCTCTTCTGTAATCTTGTTGAGTTCCTGGGCCTTGTTTACGATCTTCTCAAGTCGGGCTGCGCTCATGCACTGGCTGAGTGTTGAAGCATCAGCTGGAGTCAGAAGGAGATTTCCTTTCTCATCACATACTGTGCATACAGCAAGTTTTGCACGGAAGTCATCCAGAGCTTTTTCAAACCCACCTTCTGCGTTTTTGTTTTCCTTTATGAGCGTCTGCTCAAACTTGTCACGTTCACGTCCAGTCATCTGACGAACATAAACAAAGTCTCCTTTTCCAAGGTCCACTTTTACGGTTTCAAGCACCTCTTTAGTCAGCAGTGCTTTTTTGTCTAACATTCCCATGATTAGTTGTTTTTGATTGTTGATAATTTGTTAAAAATATTCCTTGATTAGGAATGGTTTATTTATACTCCAGTGCTTCCACCTGAGCTAAGATAAACCTTACCGGTTACCTGAATGGTAACATCTGCGGTAACTTTATCATCAGCCGGGATGGTGAGTGGGAGTTCTGAAACAAGACCTTCAAAGTCAAGACCAGTGTTCTCTACGTCCGGGAGAACGATCTGATAGTTCTGAATGGTGTTGCTTTCAAAGTCATTTAGCATAGTCTCGTAAGTAGCACGAGTAAAGTTCATTGCGAGTACAACAGTTCCTGCATTACGGAAGCCCGTAATGAATTCCCTGTAACCTCCAGTAGAGTCAAGCGAGGTGACATCAATTGTATCCCTCGACATGCTTGGCCCGGTGATGGAATTGATTTCAGCGATTTCGACCCATGCAGAGCCGCTCCACCGCTTAAATTTTGTCCCTACACCAGCAATTGCAGTACTTGCCATTTTTTACCTCCTTTTTATGCAACTCTGCGTTGCAGGTTAAAATTAAGAACGAACAACACATTACCATTATCATCCCATTCAAGGAGAGTGGGTCCGCTTGAACAGTAAATAACAGTATATAAAGTTCCGTTAATAGTCGTATGATTGAGACCATGTAACAGATTCTTTATACTCTCGCCTTTATCATACGCAGCCGTGTACGAAGTATCCCGCACCCGGATTTGTATGGAAGGATATTCATACCCTTGATCATTCAACGCTAATTTACCAGGATACCCGTAACTATCAAACATAGAAACGCTTTTTCTAGGAGTAGTTGGATCCTTTCCTATAAATAAATTACGACCTAGCGTCAAGTCCAAATCGCTCTCGGCTACCAGTAAATCCTTTATATCCACAGTTGGAGCATTCATGGTATTTGAGCATTATCTTTTATGATGTTAAATATAACTCTTATATTTCGATTTATTGCTTTCTGAAACCATTTCCAGTCAGCTCCCTCTCTTTTAAACTCCGCATTAGGGAATCTATGTAGAATTTCATGAACGTATAAGGCGTATGGAGCACTGTACCCCATAATCATCATAGGATTACGGGTCTTTAATACTTCCCCTCTACTAGCCGCCACAATCGCTGAATGCCTAGCTCGTAATTCACTAGCCTTATACTGCATCTTTTTAAAAGGTCGGTTTTTGAAAGTTCCAGCATATCCTAATTTATCCTCCACTTCACCAACCATAGTGGCTACCACAAACCAACTAGCTCTCAAGTTACCGATGTCTACAGGAGTCAGCGGGTAGATCGTTTCTGTTTCTCTGCGTATCCTTTCAGCAACCAAAACCAATCCTCTTGTAGAAATACGGGTATTTACCGCTTCAAGTTCTTTCTTCAAGCGAGCCATAACCTTATCAAG